GCCAGCGCCGTGGCTGCTGCTGATGCAAGCGAAACGGTGCGCAGAGCTTTCATGACTAAAATGATAGACTGAATGCCTTTGACTAACGCCGCTGCGGCTGCTGCTACCTTGGCGCCAAAGAAAGCAGCCACGATGATTGCGCCGAGCGTTGCAAAGACCTGAATGTTGCGGGCAACAAATGAGAATACGTCAAACATCAACTTGGCGAAGGCTATGCCGTAGCTGATTGAAGTCTTGAAGCCAGCGGCGATCTTGTCGCCGTTTTCGTCCACGAACTTCTGCACGGCTGGGATTGCTCTTGTGATAATGAGGTCTGCAAAGGCTTTGACTTGTGGCAGGAGCTTGTAGCCAAGAGACTCTGAGGCTTCACCGAATGCAAGCCTAATGCGTTCCATTTGTCCTGCAAAAGTGTTAGCGGCTGCGGCCGCGGCTCCCTTTGTTTCTGCTGTGATGTCTTTAAGAGCTGCAGCGAAGTCTTTTGACTTGACGGTTGCAGCTGAAATCTGTGGAAATAGCTTTTTGAGTGCGCCGATGTTGCCGCCATAACCTTTTGACAGGAGTGCAGCAGCAGTTTCAAGGTCGATGCCTTTAGCTGCCGAAATGTCCATGGCAACACCAAGCAGATTCTGTGCCTTGGCGATATCGCCTGTGACCGCTGCAAGGCGACCCAAAGCTGGACGAAGTTGGTCGTCCGCAACGCCAAACTCTGCCTGCATCGCTGTGACGTATTGCTCTGTTGCGGCGATTGCGGCGTCTGTGGCGCCCACTGTATTGCGGAGAGAGTTTGCGAGCAGGGTCTGAGACTTTTGGTCCTCGGCTGCCGCTTTGACTGCGTCGTAGCCGACTTTGGCAGCAAAAGCGCCAACTGCAAGTGCAGCTATTCCGAACTTTTTGGCAGTCGCGTCTGCAAACTTGCCGAACTTCTTTTCCATCTTGGAGATGTCTTTGACAGCGGCTTTGGTGCCTTTGTCTGAATACTGGGTGAGTATGCGAGCGACTACTGCTCCAACTGCCATGCTATGCTCGCTCTCTGTCTAAGTTCTTTTGCAGATCTGCCTTGGCTTCATTTAGAGCCGCCAAGACCTTGATCTCTGCTGGTTTCTTTTTAGCGTCAACAGCTTGCCAAATCAAGCGAGAAGGATTCTTGATCTCATCTGTCAAGTTGCGAATGAACTGAATGCCTGTGCCTGTGCCGCCAGTCTTGCGACCTGCGACTTCAATAATGGCACCAGCAGCCGAGTTGTTTATCAATGCACCAGCGCTTGTGGTATAGTCGCCTCGGACTTTGCCTTGTGCCTTTGTTTTGCGAATGCCTTGCTGGATTACGCCTTGGTTATAGGCGGGCCAGCCAGCACCACCGCGGGTGGACTTTTTTGGGCTGAGCGGGTCACGTGTTTTCCAGCCCCTCATAGGCGGTTCAGCCTTGACGAAGCCTCGAGCCGCACGCTCTGCGTCTGTTAGCACGTCGTTTAGGACTTTGTTGAAGCGCTTGACTGCGTCCTTGTCAAACTTTTTGAGACCTTCTAGGGTCTCCGCGATTCCTACAAGGACAATCTCGCTCTCTTCAGCCATTCTTTTTCGCCCGTTCTTTGAGGTAAGCCGTTATTGCTTCAAGTACCCCCTCGGGGGCATCAAGCAAGTCAATCGGAGATATGCCAGTCTCCACCGAGATAGCGGCGACTGTGTACGTTAAGCTATCTCGGTGGATTCGAAAGACGCGTCAGAGTCCAGCTCTGCCGTGATGATGGTGTCCAAGAACTCAGGACCCCATGGCTTTACGATTACGCCGTTGACCTGCATTGATTTCCAAGCTAGCCAAAAAACGTGCTCGATCTTTTGTTCCTCGCCGAGCAATTTCGGCATTCCTTTGCCGTATTGTTGCTCGAATGCCACGATAACTCGAGGTGTCAGTTTGTATGATGCCTCGATGCCGTCTGTGGTCTTGACCTTGATTGATAAGCCGTCCATTTGTTCCCCCTTGTTAGGTTATGACTTTGTTATTACGCCGCTGATCGGCCAGGTGACCGAGGCGGTTGCAAGCTCTCCGACGGCTCCATTGAGCGGAGTCCACTCTGAGACCAATGCACTAAAACTGTATGCAGGTGATGTGCCAGCAACTGGGCGAACGGTGATTGAGACCGCTGTGCCTAGTGTTGGGTAGATTGTTGCTTCTAATGCGCTTGTGGCGTAGTCTTGATTAAACTCTAGAGCAACGCTGTTGTCAGCAAGGCCAGCCACTCTTGTGCGGGCTGTGTTGCCGAAAGCAGTCGTCTCGACTACGTCATAAGTTGAGCCTAAAGTCACCGAAGTAACGTAGCTCGAAATGTCTGTGGTGCCGAAAGTGACGGCAACGTTTGTGAGGACTATGCGTGCCACTAGATAACCGCCTTTGTGATCTCGCCGCTGATTGGCCAAGTAACACTAGCAGTGGCTAACTCGCCGACAGCACCATTCAGAGGAGTCCATTCGGAAACCAAAGCGGTGAAGCTGTAAGATGGATTGTCTGCTGCTGTTGTTGCGCCGTTTGGCTTGATTACTACTGCAGTGGTTGCACCAAGCAGTGGGTAGATGGTTGCTTCCACGTTGCTAGTTGCGTAGTCTTGGTGGAACTCGAGTGCTACTGAGTTGTCTCCAAGGCCACCAACGCGAGTGCGTGCGGTTGAACCAAAAGCAGTCGTCTCAACAACGTCGTCATTTGCTGTCAATGTGACGCTTGCGATGTGATCACTCAGGTTCACTGAGTTGATTGTGATATAAGCGTTTGTTAGGACTATACGGGCCATTATTCTGCGGCTCCTTCTGCTTGTGGCTTAGTTGGGCTATTGCTAGAAAGATGCCCACCACTAACAAGCGCAGCGATGTTGCATCCAGCTTCGAGCAATTCTTTAGTAGCGACAAGGTCGCCTTTTTTCTTGTTGCCGACCTCGAGAATGTCCGAGGCGATGGTGTAGTTCATGGTTAGTCTCCTTGACCCCATACAGTGATTCGATAACGATAAGACAGGTAGTCAATATCGCCCATTTGGAAAGTGCCTGACTCTGCTGAAGTGACTCGCAAGGTGTTGCAAGCACCGCCCAAAGTTCGGTCTGACTCGATGGCCGCCTTGATTGAGTAGTTACCCGAGCCAGCTAGATATTTGTCTAGCTTGTCCTGTCCAGTACGCTCCGAAAAGCGCTGAACGATAACGAACACATCAAGATTCGACTGGTCGAGGCCGCGGGCGTTGTTCAGATCGAAGGTGAAATCGAGTTGCCCGACAATAGCGCAGGGTGGGACGATGACATCGGGGACTTGGTCGTAGCACCGAAGTCCGTCAATGTCGCTGAGATTCTTTTTGATGCCTTCTCTGATGTCACTTGGAATCACGCCACTAGGCCGTTCATCTTGCGGAATGGGCGAATTAGTGCTTCAACATCTGGGTCGAGCCGAGATGAGAGACGCACTGTGCCGAGTTCAGGAGTGCCAGCGATGCCGAATGGGGATTGACGGCGAATAAATAAGCGAGAAGCTTGAATCTTGGTTGCCATCGCGATTTCAGCTGGGATTGAAGGCCAGCCCCAAACGCCCTGAACGCGGACAGATTGTGGCAGGTTATAAGGAAAGATGTAGGCGCCAATGGCTAGAATGCGAGAGTACGGCCAACCACGGCGCGGGTTGTTGACTGGTTCCAGCATCCAATCACCAGCTGCCCAAATGGTGTCGTAAGTTTGGTCGAAGTTGTCGTCTGTGGCTAACTGACTGAATGAAACGAAGTCGTCAGTGTTGCAGGTCCACCAGTCTTGCGCTGTGTAATAGCGGGTCACTGGAGCGGCAGTTGTGCCGTCTCTGTAGAAGAATCTGCCTGTGTAATCGTCAATCATGCGGCTAGCGGTCAAAATCGCAGCTTCAAGCCCTGTGTCGTCCTGAATATCCTCGATTGCGAGTGATGTCTTCAGATCAGACAGGGTGCAATAGCAGTTGGTTAGAGCCACGCTGTGTCCTTTTCTCTAGCTGTTCTCGTTGAGTTGCCAATCAATGTGATGCTTTTCGTCGAGCCAGTAAGTCTTTTGGTGCGGCAAAACAGCCGCGGTGTTTACGTAAATCGGAAAGCCAAGTTGTCTGACTCTACGACTAAAGAGCAGATCTTCACTTATCCAAATGCCATTGAGTGGGCCGTCCCAAAACCAGCACCAGTCGGTGCCTTGGTGTGGGTCTGCCATTTCGCGCATCTTTTCGAGTACGCTTCTGTGTATTAGCAAGCAACCAGTGCCGCAGGCTTCGATCTCGAAAATCGAGTTGCGGTCGTACTTGTTGAGCGGCAGAAAGCCTTCGGGTGCGTCTTGAAATATTGCGGGCACGGGCTGTGGGTAGAGGTTTTGGTCGGCATTGAAAGCCGCGAACACAAGTCCCGAAACCACTGGGCGCTCTTTATCGTGCGCTGTGTTAATAAGTTGGTCGAATGCTTGTACTGTCAGTTGTTCATCAGTGTCGATCAGCAAAAGCCAGTCCGAGGTGGTGCTATCAAGAAATGCCTTGACCACTCGATTTCGCAGCTTGCTGAGAAGCCCCGAGCCCTTGATGCGAACAAACGGGCCAAGTCTAGAGCCGCGAGATTGTGCCAGTTGGACCATGCGAAAAGCGAAATCGCCGTTCACAGAGCCTGGGTCACAGACCCCGATTGATATTTTGTGACTTGATTTCATACTCTCCCCCTGAGAGGCACAGAGCAGATGAGTC